ACAGGAACACCTTCCAGTTGCATTATTTTATTGAATTAGTATAGCACTTTCCCATGGGAACATCAAGGTTTCTTCCTAAAATATTCATCGGTTTCTGCAAAAGGAATTGACAAACCTGCCTGGATATGATAAGATGATTCACGGCTTTGGAGGCCGGCATTCGGAGAGATGTCCGAGCGGTTTAAGGAGCTGGTCTTGAAAACCAGTGACACAGCAATGTGCCGTGGGTTCGAATCCCACTCTCTCCGCCATTTTCTTTCCTTCATATCGGCTCAACCGACCTGCGGAAGTACCCAAGTGGCCGAAGGGGCTCCCCTGCTAAGGGAGTAGGCGTCTAAAAAGCGCGCGAGAGTTCAAATCTCTCCTTCCGCGCCAAAGTACCGATTTTAGCTGTTTTAAAGCTAAAATCGGTACTTTTTTATGCTTTTCGCCCCATTTTCTGCGTATTTTCAAAAAGCGAAAAATCACGTTATGACACGCTCTGTAACATAAAATCATTTCCCGTATGCTACATTGTATGCTACAAATTCAGTGCAATGCGAGGGGACTCCCCTATTTTTTGCTACATGGACTTTATTTTCCGAAGCATGGAATCATAGACTTTTCGGTTCACAAGCGATAATGTGTCCATAAGTTCATCAACGACCGCCCAAGCCTTTGCCGGGTCTTTCCCAGCTACCGCAAGTAAAAACTCACTGTCCCCGTACTCGCCCACGGTAGCCGGTTCTGCGGTCACAGGGGCGGGAGCGCCGGAGTAGGAACCCACATACCTACCGCCGTCGCCCCGTTCCTCTTCCTGCATCTTATCGCGTATCACATAAAGATCTGCCAGTTTGGCATAATTGGGATAGCTGGATTCCTCATATTCCAGCCGCGCTATCTCCTTGCGGATCTCGGCTTTATCCAGCATATCATATCCCCCTTATGCCCGCTCGATCTGCTCCATGCAGCGGCGGATCGCGTCACGGGTTTTATCGTCGTCCGCGTCGCGCATCATATCCTCCAGCTGCGCGCGCATATGCTCGCGGGCATCAGCGCGGGTATAGCGGCCCATTGCGTCACGGCGGCGCCCACGGTATGAACTTCCGCGTCCATATGTGCCGCGCATATCCGCTTCCCATTCGCCGTCGCGGGAATATCCGCCGTCCTCAAGCATCTCGATCTTGTAGGTGTTCTTGATGGAACTGGTCAGCTTCTGGATCGCGTCCAGATCGCCCGCGGACATTTCGCGTTTGTCGGCGATTTCGTCAAGCTCTTTGCAGAGCATTTCGCGGAGATTCCTCAGATCATACATATCGCTTCCTCCTTTCATGCTACGCGCTCGACGATCATATTGCTATTTGCGAAATTGATCGCCTGGGCGCTGGTGTTCTTCGCCGCTACAGTCAGGCAGCAGCCGCGCGGGACTTCCACGAATGTGGAAACAAAGATGTTAAAATAGTTTTCAACAGCCGCAGGGGTTACGGTCGCTGTGGCGCTGCTCAGAGGTTCGCCGTTGATTGCAAGCGCAGCGGTAATGGCACCTACCGTTCCGCCTGTAGGGACGGCGATATTCGCGCCAAAGGATACGCGGAACTTCGCCTTGCATTGCTGCGTAAGCCCGCGCAGAGTAACGAGCCCGCTTCCTTCGCGATGTACGATGCACGGCTTTCCGCAAGCCGCCGTGGAGATCAGAGGGACGTTCTGCCCAGCGGCGACAGTTTGAATCCCGGATGATGTAAATTCAGCCATAAAATCATTCCTTTCATAAAAATATAGCGGCGGGACGATTGCCCCGCCGCGTTGCTATCGAGTATCGGCAATGGGGCCGATCATTTTCGTGAGGCCACGAAAAAGCTCTACGATGTGGAGTTGTTACGCGCAGTTGCCGCAGCCGTAGTTGTAACCGCTGTTGCAGCAGTACGGATTTGCGACAACATAGGCCGGGCTGGGACTCGGGCGAAGCGTGGAAACAAGGTAATTGTTCTGTGCCGCCTGCGATGCTGCCAGCTGGTAGCCGAAAAGCTGCTGGTTCTGCTCTGCGATCTTCGCGTCCTTCGCCGCAAGCTCCTGCGCCGTCAGACGCTGGTCGATGCTGCGGAAGCCGCAGTTCATGGCGTCGATGATGTCGCGGGTGGTGTTCTGCACGGTGTTGCGGGTGTCGCACGCCTGCGTCGCCATGTCATAGCGCACCTGGGCGATTGCAGCGCGGTTTTCGCAGCAGCACTCCTGTGCCTGCATCGCCATGTTGTTCAGCTGCTGCATAAGCGCGGCCTGCTGGTTGCAGCGGGAAAGCTCGGCCTGAGCAAAGCCGTTTGCCATCGCCATGTTGGTGCCGTTTACAAGCTGCGCCTGCTGGTAAAATCCGTCGCAAAGTCCCTGATTTACACTGTCGATCTTGCGCTCGATGTTGGAGAAGTCGGAGGCCAGCACATAGCCGTCTACAACGCCGCCGGAATTTCTGCCGTTGTTGCCGAATCCGTTTCCATTGCCGCCCCAGCCGCAGAAAATGGCAAGGAACAGGATGATGATCCACCAGCCATTATCACCGCCGAAGCCGCCCCAGCCGCCACCTGTCATGCCGGTAGGCGCGACGGGCATTGTCATGGTCGGGGAGCCGTCATTCAAACTCATTTTTTTCATTCCTTTCGTAGATTCAAAAGATTTATCTCAATCGTGGCCACGATTTTGATCGTTCAACTGTTCGGAATTCCCGAACTATTGCAGCAGTTGCCGGAATTGCCCTGCCACCTGCTGCAGCTGATTCAACTGCTGCTGCGAGATTTTCCCGCTTTGCACCAGCTTTCCGACCTCCGCTTTCGGGTCGCCCTGAAATGTCTGTTGGAACTGCCGGAATTGCTGCACCATATTTTGGAACTGCCCCATCGGGCCGGGCATCTGGCCGCCGCCGAGGGCCTGAAACAGGGGGTTAGCCATCGCTTTCAGCCTCCTTTGTCTTTCTCACCGGTCTGGCGCTGGGTGCCGTCAGCTTGGCTACCAGCTCTTCAAACTCCCTGCGAGTCACATATTCCTCGCTCATGTCCCTTCGCGGCGCTGCGGGCGCTGGCGCGGCCTGCGCACGCTCTACAAGGTCGTAGGTCGTCATGGCCGGTTTCCCGCTCGCGTCAGCCTTTTTCACGTACACGATAGGCGCATTCATATCCCAGAGCGTAACGGCGTTGTTAGGCGCGACAATAAAGTCGTTCGCCGCCTGCTCGTTCGGAACCCAGATGATCGACTGATTCTGCGGCTGCTGGGGCTGCGGTTGGTAAGCCGGCATCTGCGGCGCGGGCTGATACTGCGGACGCATCTGCATCTGCGGCTCCTGCATCTGCGGCATGGGCGACTGATTGTAAATCGGCTGCTGATACACATACGGCTGTTGTCCAAACATCATGCTTCCTCCTTTGCCCAATAAAACAGTGGAATTTCACTCCCAGAATCCCACGTGTCAAAATACGTCCCATCTTCCACGCACACAACATGGCTTGATAGCGCCAGCACGTACACGCCGCGCGGATGATCTGCGCAGAAATCCGCGACGGTATAGCAGTCCGGGCACGTGTTCGGGATTACGTTCCGGGTAAAGCCCTGCTGCCGGAGGTAAGCGCTCCATACGCTGTTTGCGCTCGGCAGATCGCCCATGATCAACCCTTGCAGGCACAGGCCGATATACACCTCATCCCAGCTCTTCCCGGTCCCCTTTGCAATTGCTCGGACAGTGCAGTCCCCTACTTTCAGCCCGGCGGGGTTTGGATTAAAATAAGAAAAGCCCATGCCGAACACTCCTTTGATGTGTTCAGTATGGGCCTTTTTGCGGCTTCTTGTGCCTCAGTTGTGTATCAATTTGGTTCAAAATTTCCTGCGGATTGCTCCACGGGCTTGTTTTTCTGCATATATCCGTCGATCCACCCACGGATCAAGGCGCTGGGCGTTGTGCCGTTTGCTTTTGCAGCAGACTTAAACTCGTCAGCAAGGTCGCGCCGCATCTTGCAGCTTACCAGCGTCATGTTTGTGGCGTCCCACTTGTCGCGGGCGCGCTTTTGGGCCTCACTCGGCATGATTCACCCCCTGTTCTCATCGCCACATGGCTACGCACTTCGCAAGCATACGTCCGCTTGCGCTGCGGATGCTCACCGTTCCCTTAATTGCGTCACCGTCCAAGCGCTCCGCATCTTCGATATAAACGTTCATAATAGTTTCATCCTGCGTGAACAGGAATCCGTCACCGGCTTCGGTTTCGGCCACCCGGATAAAATCCGGAAGTTCAACTTCGGCGTGGAGCCAAGTACCGTGGAAGTTTTCCTTCGCCTTTGCCTTAATGATGATTTTGTCTGGAACGTTCCGGAAATCAGAACGGATGCGGTAAAGATGTGCAATCATTTTTTATTCCTCCTCTAAATCTACTTGCAGCTTGCCGAACCGTGCTTCTGTTTCCGCCCGGCAGTGGGCTGCGTACTCTTCGTATGTTTCGAAATCCCCGATAATGTATCGGATATTGGTAAGTCTATAGATTTCGAATGTGTGGATATCCGCGAAGCGTTCCGCAATCTTATGCCCTTGCAGGTTCTTGTCGTAAGGTTCGTCTCCTACTGGAGCCATAACCTTCGCCAGAATTTCCGTTTGTTCCTCATACCATGCGTTGCGTTCCTCCTGCGTCGCAAACCGCATCGGTTCCTGCGCGCGACCGGCGGCGCTTCCGGCCTTCATGATTCTGGTGATTTCCTCTACGTTTTCCATTGTTGTTTCCTCCTTCTCAGCCCAACGCATCAATGAGCTTCGACGCGTTGGACTCCGTTACGATCAGCTCAAGCGTTTTTACAACATCGACGATTGTAATCTTGGAAGTGCGGGCTACGATTGCCGGGCGGTTTTTCGTGAACCATGCTTCGACGGACAGGCCTTCCGATTCCGCCCGCTTCTCTGCTGCGGCGTGCCATTCTTCACTCATGTTTTCGAGCCGGACTTTATCTTTCACCGCGAAGAATCTGGCGAGCTTTACGTGGCAGCTTGCAAGATCACGAGAGATGAATTCATCGCGCAGAGCCTCTGCATAGGAAATCTGCTTTTCGGAAACGCCGGTGATCTTGGGAAGCGGATGCTCGGTGCCGAACTCGGCGGCAATGTATGCGGCTAGTCTGGCCTTTGCTTCTGCTTTTTTCGCTGCGGCGTAGCAGGACGGGCAGACAGTAACGTGTTCCGCCGCCCACTCTTCGTAGGAAGCAGCGGCGCTGCTGTTGGCGCAAGTGCGGACGTGCTCAAACGTGCCCCCACAGATTTCGCATTTGCAAGTAATCTTCGCCTTTGCCATTGTCGTTGCCCTCCGTAATTTGTTTTTGTTTTATCTTATGGCTCTATTGTATACCGTAATACCGTATATGTCAATAGTTTTTTTCGAAAAATATAAAAAAATAAGCGCCGATTTCTCGGCGCTTATCTCAGTTGTACAGTTTGCTGGAAGTCCGCTGCATCTCCCGCATGATCTCCGGTAGGCGGCGCTGTACCGTGGCGCGGCCCAGGAACAGCTCTGTCGCAACGTCTACCTGGGGAAGCTTATCCACAAAATAGAGCTGCGCGATCTTCTCATTTTCCCGGCCAAGATTGGCCTGATAGATTACGGCCTCCATATCCTTTCTGGTCAGCCTGCCCAGCTCTGGCGGCAGCTTGGCCCGCGCCTGCGGCGACATACGCCCCGCCTCCTTACTTTTCCTTGTGCTTCAGCACGGCAATATTTCCTTTATTGCCGACTTCGAGATCCAGCGCGGCGGCGATATCGCGCACCTTTACGTAGTTCGTACCGTTTTTCAGGATACGCTCAACGGCGACTTCCTTTCCGTCGACGATGATCTTGCTCTTTTCTACCATTTCGGTTTCCTCCTCTGCATTTTTTCCATCTTCGAGGGCCATCACGGTATGGCCCTCGCTTACCAGTACGTCCCCGCGCAGGAGATTCGCGTCCGTCGTCAGATACTTGCTGCCGGTCAGCAGCACAAAATCTCCCGTTGCTGGCCAATCGTGCAGCATGCAGTATGTCGTGCAGCTGTTGCCCTGCCGACGGTAGAGCGCTTCGACCGACGCGCAGCCTGCGGCCACAGCGCAGAGCATCATGAGCGCGGAGCAGTCCGTCTCCACAGGCTTCGCGATCCTGCTCACGTCCCACCCGACGGCTCTGGCGGCCTCATACGCCGTGTTCCTGTTGTCCATGTCGTAGCCGATGTTCCGGTTCTTAATGGCCGCCTCGCACGTCTGCGCGGCCAGCTCGGCCTTTTTGCGGCTCTTGTAGCGCAAGATGCCGAGCCAGCGGCCATTGTACCAGTTGGAGATATTCAGCTCCCGCCCGGTCTGGTTTCCGGGCTGCTGCCCGTGGCCGCCTGTCTCTCCAAGACTGGCCTGTCCGATCTTGATACTCATGCCCGCTCACTCCCGTACAACTCGTGATGCAGCTGCAGCACGGCGGCCTCGATCAGCTGATCGATTGTAGATACGTCGAACCGGATTCCGTGTTCGGCCAGAAAATTGATCACATAGGCTTTCTTTTCCTCGCCGTCCGTTGCCGCGTAGAGCTGCTCCGCCGCCTTGACGCCGATCTCGACGTATGTTTTGATGGTTTGCAGTTTGTTGGCGTCGATCTTGGTTTTGAGCCACGGGATCAGAAACGCCGAAACGAGCGCGCTGATGAGCGCGATCACTGCCGAGATGATCTGTGTGTAGTCCATATGTATGCTCCTTTCAATCTTTCAGCACGATCTCTGCGATGCGTGCTGCCGCTTCCGGGCCGTATTTTTCAGCCCATTTATCCATGTACTTCTGCGCGTACTTCGCGCGGTTCTCGTTCTTGGCCTTCCAGAGATAAAACCCGCTGGAAGCCGTCGTTTCAGCCAGCACCGCAAGCGTGATCTCCGTCAGGTCTGCGCCTGCCGCGCAGGCGATGATGAGTGCGAGGCTGACAAGCGCGCTGCAAATCAGCCATTTCTTGCTAAACTCCATTGCTATGTCCGCATTGCGCCTCCAGCTGGTGCAGGAATTTTTTCACGTCGCCGTTCCCGCCCAGCTTGACGTATTTCTGCCCGGCGATCAGGCGCTCTGCCATTGGCATTTCTTCCGACATGATGGTCACCCGGAGGATTGCCAGATACTGCTCGTCCTGATGCTCCTGCATTTTCCCGAGCTTTTTATCGATCTCGGCTAGATGTGCCTCCTGCGTTGTGGCCTTGCCGCGCTTTTTCTGAACCGCGCTGACGATGGCATTGACTACCGCCGTCAGCGCGGATGAGCCAAGAGCGGCGCAGGCGAGGGTGACGATGATGGTTTTGGTGTCCATTTTTCTGTACCTTTCTCTTTTATTTGCCGGGCTAATCGTCCGCCTTTTTGATGTAGGTGGTGGTATCGCTGGAATAGCTGATTGTCGGCAGCGTCGTGCCGCCGAGGGCTGCGTAGAGGGCCGGGTATGCAGTCTGGTCGAATGTTGAGCCATCGCACGCGTGCCACGGGGCGGAGAGGACGCGGACGGTCGTAAGGATATCGCCGACGTGATAATTCGGCTCCGACAGCTTCCCGAATGCCTCATTTACCATCGGGTTCGCCGGTGCGTCGCCCGCTCGCCAGATCTTTGCAGCGCTCTGTGCCGTCAGCAGGTTCCCGGCCGTGAGCGGCGTTCCAGCTTCCAGCGGCTCGTCCTCCGGACGGATCCATTCGTAGCGCAGCAGACTTCCAGCCGCGCCATATACCCCGTACCGGACAGCGCCGTTCGCAAGATCGTTTGTGCCCTGTCTGTCCTGCATAGTTACTCCTCCAGTGCCTTGATATAGGCTTTGCTGCGACTATCGGGTGTAATGACAGGGATTTTCTTGTTGTCGTACGCAAAATCGTGGACACCATCCTGTACAATCGTGCCCTGAGACTTGTATGGCAGTCTTACGATGGTGCCTGCTGCAACAGGATAGTTACCAATGGCTTTAGGAAGTGAGGCCGAAAAATCCCATCCTTGCTCTATATCTTCTGCTACTTTAACCGTCGAATCGTACACCCCTACAACCTGATCGCTGCAGCTTATCGCATACTGTATTCTATCGCCTTCAGTTATCCTAGACGTCGATACGTCCAGTGTGCTTCCAACCGTTATCTTGCAGCGATAATATTCAGACCTGTCGAGTGTGTAGTATAGGTATACATCGTTATTCACCTCAAAAAAGGCTTCATACTTAATAGAATCTGTTGGTTTAAGTGTGTTCAGGTTTTTGTCAAGTCGTGAGGCTGTAACACCTTGGAAGTATGAAAGCCACCCGTATGAGTTGTCGACATTAGAGTCGGAAGGACGTATAGTTACGACAAAAATGCCATCGCCTGCTGCCGGAACGAGAATCTTCTGCAGAGCACGCCCAGGGAGTTGCGATCCAGCAGTCCACGATGTTTCCGAGCTAGTTGCTGGTCTGGTTTTAGCTGTAAGCTGATCTGTATATCGAAATAAGGCGATGGAGGCGTAGGGAACGTCCTCTATACCTACTATAAAGAAGTAGCGGCCATCCCAATATATGTCTGCACACGTGCCTGTAAAGTCTTTTATCTGATCTGAATCATACCAGATGAAGACCCCTGGGGAATCGATTTGAAATGCGTTAAATACCTCTCTTGCAAATAGGACACCCCAACTGTATTTTGTGCCTGATGTTGTAGCGCACAGTGCTAACACGCTACATACATATTGATTATTGTAGTACTTTACAGCATTTGCTGCTACAATTCGAGAAGTAAGTATGGTCGAGTCGGTCCAGAAGTTCTGCGGAATCGGCCACTCTGTCCACGTCTCGCCGTTGTCCGATACCAGAATGTGCGCAGATGTCGCGTCCCGGTACGTGCGGAACCAATGTCCGTTTTCGTAGGAGATCGCGTCGCCGCCCGCTCCGACGTTTGTTGATACGGTCTTTTCCGTCCAAATCGCCGGGCTGTCCGGCGTCCGCAGGACGGCGCAAAGGCTTGGATACTGTTCCTGCGATACAGTGCGCCCGTCGCACGGGAGCCATGCGTCGGAGAGGTCGGTGCGGGCGGTGATAGCGATGTCGCCGACTTTGGCCGTACCCTCCGAAAGCTTGCCGAGCGCGTCGTTCACGGTCGGGTCGTCCGGCTTCTTCGAGCCGGGCCAGATCTTCGCGGCGGTTGCATCGGATAGCAGATTTGCCTTGTTGAGTGGCGTTCCCTCGACGGTGGGCGCGTCCTCGCGCTTGAGGTATTCGTAGTGGTTGAGCGTGCCGTCGGCGTTATAGACGCCGTAGCGGATCGCGCCGTTCGATAAAACCTGTGTTGGCTGCCTATCTTTCATGTGAGTAATCCTCCTGCGGCGCACTCCGCCGCGCCGGTGTGGCGAAAAGATTTTGCAACGTTGACGATTAAGTCCTCGCAGAGCACCAGAATGCGCTCGATATCATTTGCGCCGGTGTAGGTCAGGCGCGCCAGCTGCGGCGCGTCCGGCGTCCCGGCAGGATACGCAAGCGCGTCGCGAATGTCTTGTATCTGCCGCCGGTATTCCGCCGCCTGTGAGGCCGTTTGGATGTCCGTGACGGCCCAATCGGTTTTCGCCGTCCATGCAATGCTCCTGCCGCAAATCGAGCTGAGGCGGACCGCCAGATAGTTCAGGGCCGTTCCCACGCGATTGAGATCAGCGGCGTTGTACGCGCCCTTCATCCCGGCCAGCCATTCCGCCTGCTCGGCTGCCGTCATGGCCGCGAACCCCTTCGCCGCCAGCTCCCGCACCCGCTCCACATCCGCCTGCGTCCGGTCGGTGACGAGCGTAACGATGATTGTGCTCATACACCCACTCCTTTTGTGATTGCGTAAAGGCCCCCGTCGAACGTCAGTGCGAGGCCCGTCTGCACCGCGCTCTCATTCTGTCCGAATGCGTCCGAAATTTTGATCGTGTCGCCGGTTTCAAGCGCCGGGTTGCACCGGTTTTTTACGCTGTAGATTTTGCGGCGGTTATACTGTGCCAGCAGCCACGCAGCGACGCGTTGATAGTTTTCTGGGGCCACGCACGGATTGCTGATGCTCTTGATGTTTTTTCCGCTCCCGGCTGTTATCGTTTCGTCGACGCTATCTGAATAATCGCTCTTGATGTGCAGTTCTACGCAGTCAACTGCTTCCGCGATGCTCACGCCGTCGTAATCATACAGTTCGTCCGGTGTTATGGCCCCGCGCACAGTGCCAGAAGACAGCTCCGCAATATGCAGATCCCCGGCTCGATCAAACCACACGGAACACATGGCCGCCTGCGCCAGCAGCCGGATTGCTTCCCGGCGCGTTGTTTTTCTTGGAAATGCGGGAACAACTGTTCTTTCTGCCGCATTGCCGCCATAGATTACCGTGATATCATAGCCGGTCAGGACGGCGGCGACCGCCGCTTGCAGTTCGCACGCGGTAGCGCTCCCTGATTCATATGTCGCCCGTTCGAGCGCGGCAGCCATATCGTTGCCTCCCAGCTGCGCCGTTACGCCGGAATTTGTTGCCGTTACCGACGTGAAGAAAAATTCGCCGACATCGACGTTTTCTCCGTTTACGATGCACTTTGCCAGAAGCTTTTGCCCCTCCTGAATCACCGCAAAAATTCCATCTGGATTGAGGATGTTGTATCTGTGATCAGCGTTATCGAACGTAAAGGATATCTGCCTCGACGGGAAAGCATCGCAGGAAACGGACGCTTCCTCCACGATCTGTACATTTGCCAGGCTATCGTTTTCATATGTTTCCGTCAGTCCGAAATCGATCTGCCGCAGCCTTGCCCGTGTTTTCGGCAAGTACGTCTTATCGAACTGAAGCGTCAGCCTTGTGTAATTTGCCGCTGGCAGGCTGATGTTCTGCCGAACCTGTGTGATCGCTTTTGTTACGGCTGCAATCACGGCGTTATCGCTCCCGTATGCGGTTAGTGTGATCTGGGCCGGATACTGCTGCATTTTATCATCGAACAGCAGCGACCATCCAACGGTCGACACTGGCGCGGAGAACTCGAAGGTGATGGTACTATCCAACTCCGCATTTTCGTCCGAAACTTCCCCGCTCCACCAACCTGTTTGCTGCCCTTCAAATCCGTCATTTGGGATATCAATTGTGCCATCCAGCATCCATCGATTCAGCTCCAGCCCGGCAAACTTCCCGGATATGGTTTCGTTTTCGCTGATTGTCTCGCTTGCTTTGGTCCCCGGCGCAGAATCCGATGCTGAAACCGTTCCGTTCTTTTTTGCGGACGGATCGACGAGGTAAAACCGGACGAGCATTCCGATATCCCGGACGGTGGAAAACGGTGTAAATCCACTTGATACCTTTTGCATCAGTCCACCCCTTGCTGCGTTGCGGTGATGGTCACGCCGCACCATTGGGAAACCCCGTCCTCATCGTAAATAATGGCCTTGTATTCCGGCTGACTGAACAGAAAATCCCGTGTTTTGTCGCCGTCTACATCCGGGTATGTCACGCTCAACACGTGTTTCGTGTTGATCATGCTGCGGAGCTTCCGCAAATCGGAAACGGATAGCCACCCGGTCGGGATTTTCAGCTCATTTTTTACGCCGATAATGTCCATGACGGTCTTTCCGGATGCCATTGTCGCGGTTGCGCCAATATCCTTTGGCTGAATCGTGAACACGAGATCACGCAGAAGGGTGACTGTGTTTGTGCCGTCCGTGATTTTAATTCTACGCAAGTGACACACCCCTTTGCAGAATTTCGCCTCGCAGCGGGTCAAACAGCACTCGCGCCAGCGTTTGGCCGTCAACGACAAGATTCACCTGTGTCAGCGGGTTCGGCTGATTGTTGGCAAGCAGGCCGTTCACGACGCCGACGGAGGACTTTGCCGCGCCGGATACGGAGAAGGACGTTGTGCCGAAAGTCATCTGATCCTCGATATCCTTCCGAACGCCGGTCATTTCGCGGCTGAATCCCTGCCCAAGGCCCTCGGCCATGTAGCCGCCGATACCAGCGAAGACTTTCGACGGGGACGCGATGCCGAGAATGCTTTTGACTCCACCGACAAGGCCATCGACCATATTGCTAACTGTATTTTTCAGGTTGTCCCACATATTCAAAAATCCATTTTTGATTCCGTCGACAATGCTGCTGCCAATACTGCTCCAATCGTAGCCCAGGAAGGTATCTACAATCGATTTGATTATCGTTGGGATCGACATGACAAGATCCGGGATTGCGCTAATAAGCCCCTCAATAAGCGCCATAATGATTTGCGGGCCGGACATGATGATCTGCGGAAGATTGTTAAGAATCCCCTGTACAATCCCGATAATAAGCTTTGGCACAGCCGCAGTAAGCTGCGGAATGGATTTAATCAGGCCGTCGACGAGCGACATGACAAGCTTTACACCGGATTCTATGATTTTGGGGAAGTTTTCAGTAAGCGCGGTGATGAGATTTGTGATAATCTTGGGAGCCACCTCAAGCAGCCTCGGGACGGCGTCAATGATTCCGTCCGCCAGAGCGAGGATGATCTCAAGTGCCGCATCTACCAAATTCCCGAGGTTGCCAGGGTCGGTCAGCGTTTCAGCGATTTTGATGATTGCTTCTGTTGCCGCCGGGATCAATTCCGGAAGCGTCTCCGTAATGCCTTGTACCAGAGAGATAACAACATCTATACCGGTTTGAATGATTTCCGGCAGAAGCTCGACTATGGCCGGGACTAGAATTCCAATTGCTGTTGGTGCAATATCGCCCAGAACGGTAAGGATTTCCGGGAGCGCGGACATAAGCCCGGTAACCAGATTTGATGCGCCCTCAATAAGCGAGGGAAGGGTGGATCCGAGTATGCCCGGAAGCTGCGTGCTTACGGTTACCATCAGCGTAGTAATCGCCTCCACAATGCGCGGCAAAAGCTCCTGAATGCGCGGGATCAGGTTATTGCCCGCAACGACAATGGAATCCGTGAAGTTGCCCACGAGGGTTCCGAGATTCTGATCCGGGTCGGCGAGGCCGGTCACGAGGTTCTGCCACGCGGCTTTTACCATGCCGAACGAGCCTTGAATTGTGGACGCGGCTTCTTTTGCAGTCGTCCCGGTGATGCCCATTTCGGTTTGAATCACATGGATTGCATCTACGATATCCGCATAGCTGGAAATATCGTATTTGATACCGGAAATTTTCTCCGCATCTTCAAGGAGCCGCTGCATTTCGGCCTGCGTGCCGCCGTAGCCGAGCTTGAGGTTATCAAGCATCGTATAGTTTGCTTTTGCGAAGCCCTGATATGCATTTTGGATTAAAGTCATGTCCGATCCCATTTTGTTGGCATTATCGGACATATCAGTCAGCGCCAAATTTGCTTTTTCTGCCGCTGCACTGGTATCCCCATCGAGAGACTGCAGCAGGGATGCAGAAAAGCTTGTCACCGTCTCCATGTACTCATTCGCAGACAGCCCAGCGGTTTTGTACGCGTTGTTTGCGTACTCCATGACTTTATCTTGGCTATCCTTAAAAAGCGTCTCCACGCCGCCGACGAGCTGCTCATAGTCTGCGTATGCCTGGACCGCCTTTGTGCCGATTGTGCCGATTGCCGTCGCCGCTGCCGTCACGCCGACTACCGCAGCCTTGCCGACAGTAGCAAGGCCGTTTTTAATCTTCTCGCCGAGGCCGAATGTTTTCTTCCCGGTTTCGTCGATGCCCTTGTCTGCCTCGGACGTATCGGCGCCGATTTTTACAAAAAGTTCAAACAGATTCATCTTTGGATTTTTTCACCTTCAATCCGCACCGGCGTACAACGTCGGCGGTGATCTCCTCGCAGGTTCGGTTGTCCTGCGGCTTCGGGCTGATGATGTCGGTATACTTTGCCTGCACAAAGCTTCCGCCCGCGAATTTCGCTGTGTTTTCCGTGATCGTGCGCATACACTCCGCCGCATAAATGCGAAAGGCTGATTCCTCGTTCTGCCGCTTTATTAAAATCGGCAAAAGGCGAATCAGCCCTCCGGCGCTTATTTTTGGAGCGGCCAGAAGCGCAAGCGTTACGCTTTCGCCTCCGACGCGCACGATTTGAAAAAATCAGTGAGATCTTTGTCCTCTGCCAGTTCCCGGATCTGCCGCATTGTAACGAGAACGTTCTGCTCCAGGATCGCGTCAACTGTCACGCTGTTTACCACAGCCAGAATGCTGAACGCGTCTTCTCTATGCTTTTTCAGGATCAGCGGGATCCACTGGCCGATGCGCTGCACGCCGATTGCGTACCTCTCGCCGACTGTCTGCGGCTTTTCGTCGTCTGTCAGCTTTTTCAGGCTTCCCCTGAGTTCTTCGTCTGACACGATGTTCAGCGCGTATACGCTGATTTCGCAGAGGACATCTGCCGCCTTATCGGTGCTGAATTCCGAAAGTTTCATATCGGCCTCCTATCAGGTTTCTGCCGTACCGGCCTTGATGTACAGCTCATACGGCACAACATCCTGCTTTGAGATCGAGTAATGCGCGGTGTACTCAAACGCCATTTGGCCTTTGTTCTTGTCGGCAGTCTTCAGCTGGAAGCCGCCCGTAGAAAGCGCATTCATCAAACGGATTGCGATAAAGCCGCCATTGGTTGCACCGTTCTTGTCAGAGTAGTCGCCGACAAGCCAGATGTCCTTGAAGTCGGAACTGTCCAGGTCACGGCGCGGAACAACTTTCGTTGCGTCCGTGCCGTCGATGTCCGCCGCCGCCATAAGGGATTTGGCAGATGTGGTCGTCACCGTGACAAACGTTCCGGAACACTTTACGTCCACGTCATCCAGCCGTTTCAGTTCGAGTGTATTCTTGGGGCAATTATCTACATCTTCGCCGTAGTCAGAGAACGTCGGTGTCGCCGCGAACGTAATGCCGCCGGTCGTTGCGCCCAGCTGATTATCTGGTTCAAACGCACCGGTCGCCGGTGTGAAATCGCTCAGAATTACACCGGCGTTGATTTGCAGCTGCTTGAAGGTATCAGCAGGTATTTTTGTGAATTTTGCCATGAAATCAGTCCTTTCAGTTTGCGGTGATGTACTCGACTGTAATGTTCAAGTACCGCCGCTTGATATTTGCATCAGAATCGTCCCGGACGTTCTGGCACCACGGAGATCCGCGCTTGATCCAGATTGCGCCGTCGTCACACGGCACAAACACGCCGCCCAAGCCGATAGCGTCCGAGATTTCCTGCGCTTTCGCGTTCGGTTCTGCTTCCTGCGTGGTGTAGTACCACAGATTTACTGTCAGTCCGATTTCTCCGCTGTCCCACGCGCCTGTGATCAGTTCATAGGTCAGCCACGGGAAAACGGCGTCGTCCGGCACGCTGGACGCGGGATAGGCCGTCAGGAATTGTGAGAACCACGCGTGCAATGCTTTGTCTTTTGTCATGTTGGCAGTGCTTTCTTTTCAGCAGTGAAGTATTTCAGGGCGAAGCTTGCGGACTTCGGCGTCTGTTTGTCCTTCGGCTCGGACGTGACGCGGTACGTCTCGCCGGTCGTCTTGTCGCGGAAGAAGACGTTATAATCGATTGGTACGGCCTTTTGCACAAGCACCGAGTAAACGCTTGTCACGCCCTCTTTCTCCGCTCTGCGCGCCTCCATGGACGTGTCAAGCGCCTGATAGTTCATAAACTCCGCGCCATCCGTCCATGTTGTGATATATCCGCCCGCTCCATCCGGTGTGCGGCTTTTTTCGAGCAGCACGCACGGGCGGGCAAAATCATCAAGTAAACTCATATCAGATCTTCCTCCACTGGTTCATGCGCGATTTGAACGTCGTCTGCCATGTCACAGCCCCGTTCGCGGACGTGCTTCCGCTTGATCCCTTCGAGTAGCTATAGCCGCCGAAGCTTTCCGAGGTGAACGGGCTTGCTGCTGCGTCGCCGTTTTTCTCCTGCCATGCTCTGATCTCAGCTTCGAGGGCAAGGACAGCGGAGGGGACGGCCATCGGCCAGATAGAGCCGTCAAATGTCTCGTCTGCCATCGCGTAATCCGGGTATTGGTGAACTCCGTCGTTGAAAACAGATCCCACCACGCGGAAAAACTGCCCGTTTTGCAAAAACGGCAGTGTGATGCTGCCGTTTTCGACCGTGTACGTGCCACTGATTCTGTCAGTTTCAAACCAGTTCCGAAGCACGCCACATAATTCAGTCAGCATCACACCGCCACCCCCATTACTTCGCCGCTACCGTCGCATTGCCAGCCTTCTGCGCTTTGTAAGTCGCGTCAGCCTCAACGACTGTGATCTTCTTGCCCGTCGCTGCCGTGACATCGGACTTGCCGTCCCACGTCGACCATGTCCTTACATTCTGGCCATAGGCCACAGTCTCAGCCGAATCGCCTACCTTGTACTTGTAGACGTTGCCGCTTGCTTCCTTCGCGGGCGTTACCGTGATCTTCGTGTTGCCGGTTGCGGTTCCGGCTGCCGAAGTAACGGTCAGCGTTCCGAGCGTCGGCGTTTCGTCGATATCCGCAACTGCGATGCCGTCCTGGTACTCCGCAAACAGGGTGAGCCCCATGATCGCAAAGGACTCGGAGACGGCGGTGGAATAATTGCCCTGCACGTGGAAGCCGACAAGGTTCGTTTCGCCATCAGTTCTGTAGTCAAGGCCGGCACGGGCGAAATCGCTGTCAGCCGGGTCGATATAGTACAGAACGATGTTTTCAACTGGCGTCGCGATCACGCGGCCGCGCTTGATCTCATCGTCGGACAGCAGGAAAACCGTGCTGTAGCCCATGAAATTCTTGATGTACTGGAATCCGAACTCGGTCTGAATGGTGATGTCTGCGCCACCGAGGTAATCGTACAGATCCATCACGTTCACGAAGCCAACAACGTTAGTCGCGGTGCGGTGCATCTGCTTGAACTTGTTGATAACAGCGCCCTTCGCCATCGCAAGCGCACGCTGCCAGTTGGTCTCGCTGACGCTCAGAAGACCGGTATTCAGGTAATCGTAGAACCGGTTCGTGACGTTGGTCTGAAGCTCATACAGGAAAGCTTCATCGGTCATCGCGACTGCGACATCATAGCCGTATTCCTTGATTGCCTCGATGGAGACCGCCTTCGCGTACTTTTCGACGTTGATGTTCGCATAGTCCTTCTCGATGACAGTCGCTTTGGAGTAGGGGATTTCTTCGCCCTCACCGACGCTCTGCGCGAGCGTCACGCTTGCGGTCTTGGATTTCAGGACGGTGCCCGGCTGCTTTTTGATGGGGCGCATAATGCCGAGAATGTCGCGCAGGTGCTGCCAGTTCCGCGCAAAGCGGGTTACAAAATCGATTTCACGAGCGGTTACCTGAACGTCGCTCGTCATGGTCAGGTTGTTTTTTGCTGCCATATTATTCTTCCTTTCCGAACAAATTGAGATTTGCGGCAATTGCTGCCTGCCGTTCAGACGCGTCCCTGATTTTGAAGATGTCGTCCCGGCTCATAGCGCCGCCGTTGTTTGCGGGCGGGTCTTTGGTGTCCGCGCCCTTCTGTTTCGTGGTAACAACGAAATCTGCCCACTCTTCCTTGATGGACTTCTTCAAATCATCGGCGTTCTTGATCTTGCCGTCTTCCAATTCAACCGTAGAAAGATCGGTGACCTTCAAAACCGAATCAATTCGTTTTTCGCTGATACCCGCAGACTTCAAAAGTTCCCGATACGCGGATTCCTTCGCGCTCTTGGTTTCCTTCTGCATCTGCTCTCTTTTGTAGTCGTCAAATTCCTTTTTGACCTTATCGTGCTTATCCTTCCAGCCATCGTCGCCTTTGGCTTTCAGGTTTTCAAGCTCCGCCTGTACTCCGGGGAGCTTTTCAGCGTCTGCCTTATACCGTGCAAGGTCGTTTTTCAGCCCGTCGACGGTATCGGTGTGCGCCTCCATGATCGTATCCATCTGCTCTTCTGTAAGCCCCATGCCCTTCAGGAGCTTTCGCGTCAGTGCCATGTTCTATCTTCCTTTCCCTTGTCGGCGGTGCTTTGCCGCGACAGAACAAAAAATGTGGCAACAGTCATTTCTTTGCTGTTACCACACTTATACCGTATATTTATGGCTCTGGGACGCAATCTTTATCCGTTTTTCATCTCATCTTCGACGATTTTCCGGTATTGCGCCGCATGATCCGCTGCTGCGGGCTTCAAATACGGCTGTGCTTTGTTTCCAGCCGTCCAGTGCCAGTTCCCCTTCGCGTCCTGATACGCCCACGGCGTAGGTCTCCCTCCCGGATAATGCTTGCCGGTTCCGAGTTCGACGTATGCGGCATATTCCATATCACTTCCGATGTATGCAGCCGGTTCCCCTTCATCTACGCGGTGCGTGATACTGTTCCTCAGATTGCCGGTGTCCACCGGGCAAAGCCGCTTCGCGTACTTTTCAGCCGTCATTCCGATCTTTTCTAGGGCGCGAATCAGCGCGTCGTGCATAGCGGACTTCACTTCTTCGGAGTTGTCGATAAATTTAACGTCCATTTTTCTTTTTCCACTCTGCCCATTCCGCATAGCTCATGTTCTCAATCAGTTCATTCCGTCCGGTCGCCTGGTTCCTGGCGCGGCGCTTGCCTCCGGAGGTGTCGATTCCTTCAATCTCGGATACCAGCGTGCAGCGGCAGTTATAGATTTCGGCCGGTGGGCCGTTTGGGTCGCCTGGGTAGCGGCAGCCGTTGGAGAACTTTTTGTCGTTGTCCACGATCTCGCCGTCGAGCATGGCGTGGGAGTGGCGGGTTCTTCCGTCGAGCGTCGCCATCCATTGTTTTCTGCACTTGATTCCCATTTTCTCGGCAGCATAATAGGAATCCAGCCGCCCGGCGTTCTGTGCGCCGGTGACGGCTGTGCGGGCCGTCCGGATGGCGCTGTCGCGGTTCATGGTGGTAATGCGGCTTTGCAGATCATCCGCCATGCCTTTGATGCTCCGGCCCTGCAAAATGGAACTGGTGACGCTGGCCGTGATCTGCTTTTTCCCGTATGCAAGATCTATCCCGCGATTGAGCGCCCGCTTTTCTGGATAGTACGGCATAAGCTCCGGCTGCTCTGAGATCAGGCGCTTCACGGTCTGTTCGTCCCAGATATCGAAGCCAACGTCACCGGTGACCTGCTCAATGGTGTACGCCGCGAAATTCCGGTTCAAACTGTAAATGCCCGGCGTTGCATCGTTGACATACGCAACAGCAGCAACGTTTGCATTTGTCATGCGCTCGGCGACCTTATCCCGTAGCGCCTCAAAGCGCTTTCCACGCCCGATCTGCGCAAGCCGCCATTGCTTGTATTGTTCCTCTGTGATATCGTCAGCGTCCAGCCGCGCCTTTTCCACCGCGTCGCGCGCTGCAAATTTACCGAAGTAATCCCTGATCGTATCCGTCAGATCGTTATACGCTTCCCTATATATCGCAGCAATCCGCTTTTCAAGCTTTGCGAGCTCTGCGTCGGTCATTTTCTGCCCGGCGGTGTTGCTTGTGCTCATACACTTCTATCCGCCCCGCCGAGCACGGCACAGACGAGGGTAACGATGATGGTCTTGGTGTCCATGGTGTTCTCCCTTCTTCTCGTAAATTACGCCTGTTCCTGCCAACCAGCCGGATATTCCGCTGGTGAAAATACATTCCCGTCAATCAAGCTGATGTAATGCTTGCCTTCAAACGTCACCTTGTCACCCTTATTGTAGGCATCATGCGCACCCGTAGGTTGCACAAATTCCGGCCATTCCTCTAGTGAAACGATCACAAACAGTGCCGGTGTAATATCCGGTGTCCAGTCTGCCTGTGAGGTATGCGCCTGCACCACGCGATATAATACGCCATTGTATTGCAGCCGATCATCGACCGCGTAAGAATGGCCTGTCACCCACTGTGGGAATAACTCTACTGCTTGCAGTGCATCCTCATCGGGTAAGCTAATAGACGCTTTTTCAATATAGGGTCTCAATGCTCTGGCTCTTTCTGTGTAACTCATCAATCTGTCTCCCCAAGTAAAATTTTCGCCGCTGTTTCTGCATCTGTGAGTGGCAGTGCCGCGCCCATTTCCTCATAGCTGCCTTCTGGCTCAGTACCTTTCAGCGTATGGTCTGTGAGATGAAACACCATGTCAGAAAGCACCTGATGTTCAGTTCCTTCTCTATCTGTAATAATCACAGCCATCTTAGCGCAAAATCCTTCTGCTTGATCTTCCTTGCACGGGACATAACAACCGTTGCCGTGTAGTCGAATGGGCACAATACTGTCTGCATACCCGGCAAACGCGCCGTCCTGTTTTACTGCATACATGGCGTCCCTCCAAATTTCTCTTGATAGATTTTCTCCAATCGCTCTGTACTTGCGGTTCTCAACCGATTTTTCCAGTAGCCGTTTTCCTGCCCCGGCCATTTTTCATCCGTAAAGTCTTCGCCGCAGCCGTTTTTTTCATACCAGCGATAAAGGCGTTCAAGCATTTCCTGCCGCATCGCGCCCTCTGGTGTATTCTGCCTAAAATGCTCCCATCCGTTTTCGGATGTCGCAGCGCATATCCGCCTGCCATCTGCTGCAAACAGGAACCCTTCAATCTCCGATACCGCAGTTCCATATCGGAGATTAAATTCTCCATCGATGCCATTCCCGCGGAAACGCTTATACACGATATACTCCATGCGCTTTTCCCTCATACGCAAAAGCCGGGTGGGAAGCCGAAGGAAGCGCGCGCGGTTCGGTCTTCGACTGTCCCGTTGGTGTTCACATTCTCGAAACCGTCGGAGCTGCTCGCAAGCGGAGAACGGAGCCACCAACGAGCGGCGGTGCTCGTTCCGTTGTGCTTGTACTTTACCTTGCTGTTTCCAGCGGAATAATAGGCGTACTGCGCTTGCTTACTCGCCTCGTTCGAGTTTGCTCTCGAAATGCTCCCGAAAACCTCAAACTCCGAGAGGAGGAAAAAGTAATCCTTTGTCGCCGTGACCGCACTCGCGGATGTGCTATTATTTCCCGTATTGTCCGTGTACTTGGTAACGGACTTTAGGACTGCACGGAGCGCCGCCGGAATGACTGCGATAATCGTTCCGGAATAGCTCGAGAGGCTTGTCCCGCAAATATTTGTACGCATTTGCGAGCTCGCCCATCCGCCGGAGTTCGTTGCACTACTGTTCATAGAGAAATAGCCGGTTGTCGAAACGGGCGAGGTATAGTAACTGTCGCAGAAACACACGTCCGTACCGCCGGAGAGCGCCGTTTTGCCTAACTGGAAATGAATACGGTTTTCCCCTTCTAGGCTCGCATTATGGTTGAATCCAATGACAAATGCGTATATTGTGTAATTAGATAGTGTAAGATGTCCAACCGTGCCGTTTAGCGTTACCGCCTTTCGGTCGCCAATGCTCCAATAGTTCGCGCCCTGTCCCGCGTCGGATATATTTTTTATTGTTTCCCAAGTATTTTTATTCAGTGTCGGATATACAAAATTAAGCGACACCGCGTAGCTGTCCGTGATAGCTACGGCTTTTGTGTCAGATGTTTTCCCGTCCAGCGTAGCGGATACTCTCCATGTGCCGATCTCCGGAACGGTAAGCGTACAAACTCCGGTGCTGTCAGATGTTCCGGTTATCGTTTTGGAGCCGTTTGTCGCCGTGACCGTCGCACCGGCAGATACTGTTACGATCAGCTGCAGAGCGATTCCGGTCTGAATCGTACCGATTACTGCGGCAAGCCCTTCGATGGTCTGTGCCGCAGGGGCTGTGCCTCCTTTGGCCTCCACTGCGTCATACGCCGCGCCGACTGCCGTGATAATGCGATCGATTTCTGTCTGTACGCTCATGTCTGTTCCTCCTTTAAATCGCGGCGAGGGCGTTTTCGATGTCGTCTGTCAGGCCGACTGTGCCGCCGGAGGTATAGCCTGCGGGAATGGCTACGCTGGTCTGCGTGAGGCCGTCGATGGTCTTTGCAATCGCGCCGTTGTTGGCCATGGTGCCCTCTACCTTGCTGCCATTGGCCAGCACGATGAACTTTCCGTCCAGCACGTCAGCGGCTGCGGCCGTGACGCCGGAAACGTCCTTGTATTTGGCCGGGATCGCGCCGACGGTTACCTTGCCGAGAACCTTGCCCTTCGTGGGCGTGATGTCCTGCGCGGCCTCGGCAGGCGTGGCGGACTTGGTTTCCAGCGCGATGGCTACCTTGCCCGTTCCGGAGTGCTTGCCCGCCGGTACGGTGTATTCCTGGTTCCCGGTCGTGGCGTCCAGCACCTTTTCGACCGCGCCGTTGTCCGGCATGGTGCCAGCCTGCGTCACGCCGTCGGCGTCGATAAAGACTTTATTCGCCAGCACGTCACCGGGCGCGGCGGTCGTGGCGGAGACGTCCTGGAAGTTTTCCGGGATCGCGCCGACGGTCACGCCGGACAGGCCGTAATAGCCCTGATCTGGTGTGATGGACTGCTGCTCCTTCGTCGGCGTGACGGATTTGGCCTGGAGGTTGTAGTTGCCGCCGCCGGAGACGCCCTTGACCGTGCCGGAGCCGTTGTGATATCCCGCGGGGACGGTGTAGGATTCGCCTTCCTTGACCTGCGCGTCAACCGCGCCCTGATTTTTGATGGCTGCAGCCTTGTCGGCCAGCGCGCCGAGCTTGTCCGTGCTCGCGGCGAGGCCGAGGCCGACGAGCCATGTGCGCAGCTTGTTCCGCGCGGTCTGCAATCTTGTAATTTCAGTCTGTGTGCTCATAAAATCCTCTCCTTAAATCGTCGCGAGCAGCGCGTTGATGTTGCCTACCTCCGCAAACACAGCGGCGGAGGTGACAGGCTTGGTGTTGTCCTTTTCGACTGCGTCCGCCGTATCGACGGACAGGGTGTTGGTTTCGGCGTCCAGCTTCAGGCCGGGGCCGATGTTGTAGCCGCCGCCGGAGCCGCCGCCAGCACGCACGGAAACGTTAAAGGAAACGTCGATCGGATCGCGGTTCTTGAGTTCAAATTCAATGCCGCCCATCACAACACCGCCTTTGAAAGCGCGTGCGCAACGTCGATCTGCTTGATCTCCGAGCCAATCACGTCACCGCTCTTGAATTTCACGCGCACCTGCATCTGGCAGAGCTTCGGGAGCCGAAAGGTCTCCTGCTGGGTGAGGGGAATGTGGAACTTTCCATCCGAGTATTCCGCTTCCCCCGGATAAATTTTTTTGAAATTGAATAAAGTGAACTCAACCGCCTTGACATCCGCAATATTGATGGGGGAACCGTTGTTTTTGATCGTAACATCGAGGCTGTACGCATCACCCTGTACCATGCTGCTCATACGTCTATTCCTCCATATCTTTCGTGGAATATCGCTCTAATTCTTCCGCGCTTTTCCTCTTCAAAATGTTTGCGATTTCCTCCTGCGTAAGCCACGGCAGCTTGCTCAGAATCGTTTCGTCGTCAAGGTAGCTCGCGGCAAGCAGCACCATCTGCGTCTGCTCCAGCTGGTTCACGATCTTCGAGCGCGTAAATGTCGGCTCATCGTCAATGCCGATCAGTGCAAAAAGTTGATACAGGAAATCACCGACGCAGTATTCGAATTCGTCGACCTTGTTGTCCATCTGCTGGTATGCCGCCGTGATCTCGGTCGCCGTCTTTTGCCCGCCCTGTATTTTCGTTGTATCCAGCATCTGAAAGTCCCTGTAAAGATCGTCGCTGAGTCTGCTCAGCAGCGCTTCCCGCGCCTCGACTGGAATCGTAAGCGTGTGGGCCTCCGCCTTTGCGCCGTCATCGTCCACAAGGCCGACGCCGATCCGCCGCATGGTTTCCTTGAACCGCGCCATATCGATTTCGTCCATGCCGCCTGCGTTGGAGATCGTCCAGTAGATAATCGATGCGTCATCGACGGTATCCGCGAAACCGGATTTGATCAAATCGTAGCAGTCGATTGCCTCTCGTTTGCCAACAAGCTCGGACTGCCGGGCGCGATTGCCGTACATGGGGATGATCGGGAATCCGGGGTAATTCTGATACTCCAAGATCTCTGTTCCGTCCACCTCAGACGAGGCTTCGACGGAGATATAGCCGCGTTTCGGGGCTAAAATCTCCATCTCTTTCCCGCTCCTGCGGATGAATTGTGTGAATCCGTCCGGTTCGTACAGTGTCGCCCGCAGCGGCTTGTTCGCCGCTACCTGCCAGAACCGAATACCGGCGCGAAGCGATCCGTTTTCCTCATCCAGCAGCGGCACAAATTCTAGGGCCGTGAACACTTCCAAATGATCGAGGTTCCAGAAGCCATAGGCCACGCCGCCGACGAGCGCCGAGCGCGCCAGATCCTGAATCTGATTGTCAAATTTTCTGCCGAGCCGCTTCTTGTTCTCGGCGTTTTTCAGTATCACGCCGTTGCTTAGCAGATACTGTGTTTCCTGCCGCATGAAAATCGGAAAGAATGCGCTGCGGAGCTTGTAATTTGCGCTATAGTTGTCCGGGATGGCCTTCCCGGACAGCGTATAAAGCAGCTTCTGCACGGTAATGATGGTAACATTTCGGTGCTCGTCGTATTCCCGCGCAATCTTTGCCTGCTGGTACAGATCCGAGTTTTTATGATCGTTGATCGCCGCCAGAACAAATTCCATTCTGTCCCGATCCGATTTTTCGGCGACCTCTAAAAAATCCTGATATGTTTTCATCTTTTACCTCACCGCGCCAGCTCCGGCACAAATCTGTGTTCTTTGAAGTGCTTTTTCAAAACCGTCATCACCATGTACCTGATTTCGTCCATAGTGTGGTCGTTTTCCTTCACGACGCGGTCAGATTCTGCTTTTTCGTCCCACCTGTAAAGCCCGAATTCGCGGATGGCGTCCTCGCAGCTCTCATGGATTTTGACCTTCCCGGACGCGATCATATCAGCCGTTGTCTGTATGCCGGGCAGTACATCATTCACAGCCCCGCGAACTTTGAACTCATGGTGCTTCTTTACGGTGGCAATGAAAGCGTCCGCAGACGGATCTACAATCAGACATTTTATATCTCTCCCACCCGCAAGACGCTTTACCTCTGAATAATACTCTTCTGGCGTTTTTTCTTTCCGTTCTTCTCGCCCGCAGTAATAATACTCTCCAATGCGCACCGCTTCTGTTTTCGTCACGCACCACAAGCCAGCCGAAAACGGGTTGTGCGTGCCGTAGTCAATGGAAATGTAATAATCGCCGGTTTCCGGTGTGTCCTGCACGATGCAGGAATCGCCAAACATCGGATACACAAGCCCTTCCGCAATGCAGCGCTCACCGAGGATATCCCGTCGATACCAGATGCTTTTTATATCATACTGGCTTTCGATTTCCGCAAGCCTTTTGGCTGTAATCGTTGCATTGTCTCGGATAGTAAAGTGCCGGTAATTATACCGCGCTCCAAATTGTTCCGGGAATCGGTCTATGTAATTCTGGTAAATCCAGTGTCCAGGCGACGAAGGGTTTAAATCCCAAAAAACACGTCGAAGTTTTGCGGCAAGCTGTCGATTGAACGCCTCCTTGATCGTATCCTCATGGTGAAGGTTGATCTCGGTTGCAATCCACATTCCGTATGAGTTGCCGCGTATTTTTTTAAAGCTGTCCGCTTTCGCTCCGCCCGCAAAAATAACTACATAATCCCGCCCACAGGATTTAATTACAAGAGCCTCGTTTCCCTTATACTTCGTCCATCTGCACCGACCGCGAAATAGATATTCAAGCCCGAATCCGTTCGCGTCTCCAATGTTCAGCTTAGCGTTCGCCGCTGTGGAGCCGGTCGCCAAATGGATTCTATCAGGCGTGCCTTTGTTTATCATCGTTGCAAAGGCGGCTATATTGTCGATGGTTTTTCCCGCTCGAACAGCACCTTCTGCAACAGAAATAATGCAGCGCGTTGCATTTCTAATATATTCCTTATGCTTATCCCCGAACGCTGGGTGGATTGTCGAACTTTTCATTCGATACCCGCTTCTTTCAGATAAGCGTCCGTATCCTCCACGTCAATCGATTCTTCTGGCTCATCACGCTGCTCTAAGTATTGCTTCCCGAGCCAAATAGCCATGCTCGCGTTCTTTTCCGCAAGCCGCCACTGGCTCCGGCGCAGTGAAATTTTCCCCGCTCCTCGCTTTTGCTTAAATACCTCGGAAAAACTGGCATGATAGGTGCGTTTACACCAACTATCCAGTGTTTTATCAGTCACACCAAACCAACCGCAGATTTCCTCAAGCGTGCATTGCAGGCCGCATAAGTTCTCAAACTGTTTTTGATCTATTTCCTTTCTTGGCCTTGCCATACGCGCCCTCCTTTCTCTGCTGGCGTTTGATAAACTTCTCCATGTCCCGCTTCAAATACGGGCTGCTGGTTTTGGCTATAATCGCCCGTGCTTCTTCAATCGTCATTCAGCAAAACCGCTTTCTTCCCCGTAAACTTCTCCCAACGGTCAACAATGACATCAGCATACTTCGGATCGTACTCCATGCAATAAGCGTGTCGGCTTTTCTGCTCCGCCGCCATAATCGTTGTGCCGGAACCAGCAAACAGATCGAGCACACTCTCACCCGGCTTACTGGAACACTGCATCTGATAGTCAAACAGCTTAATCGGCTTCATTGTCGGATGCTCCGCAGATTTGACAGGTTTATCAAAATTGAGCACCGTGGTCTGTCTGCGGTTCTTGAAGAAATAATGCTTTTTCCCTTCTGTCCATCCGTACAGGCAAGGCTCATGCGCGTCCTCGTCAATTTCGATTTCTCCATATAGGCAGGGCTCGTGCTTCCACTGGAAATCCTGTCTGCCCATCACAAATGAGTTCTTCACCCAGATTAGGCACTGCCTAACGCGCAGCATCGCGTCTTTGCACGCGCCGCGAAAGTTATATCCCTCTCTGTCTGCGTGCCAGATGTAGAACGGAGCGCCGGGTTTCATAACCATTGCTGCATTTGAGAACGCGTCCGTAAGAAACCGCCTAAACGTGGAATCTTCCATGTTGTCGTTCTTGATTTTACCGGCAGCGCCCTGATAGGCCACATTGTACGGAGGGTCTGTGAGCAGCAAATCCATTTGTGCCCCCCCTACGAGCTTCTGTACGTCTGTCAAAGACGTGCTGTCTCCGCACATAAGGCGATGGTCTCCGAGCTGGTACACATCACCAAGTTTACTCTTCGGCTCTGCCGGTAAAACAGGATCGTAGTTGTCTTCTACAACTGACGTGTCGAGTTCATCACGCAGTCCCCAATCAAAGTCAAACGCCGACAAATCCAGCCCCGGCAATTCCTCTGCCAGCAGGTCAAAGTCCCAATCGCTCTCGTTGCTCTTGTTATCCACAAGTCGAAGGGCATTCACCTGTTCCGGTGTCAAATCGTCCACGCAGACGCACGGCACTTCTTCCATGCCCAGCTTCTTTGCTGCTATAGCGCGGCAGTGGCCGATTACAATCACGCCGTCGCGGTCAATCACAATCGGCTGCACAAAACCGTACTGCTTGATGCTCTCCGCAACGTTGTTGATTTGCGTCTTGTCATGCTTTTTCGCATTTTTCCCGTATGCAGTAATGCTGGAAAGCTTTCTGTTTTTTACCTCCATGTTGTCCTCCCCATCAAGCCCGATCACCGGCCAACCACCTCATTCTTTCGTTCTCGTGTCTCCGTGTGAATAAATATATTTATTCACACCGGAGAACACGAGAACAGGAGGAGGAGGTTTCCGCAGAACGCTGCGGTGCCGATGAAGAAGGGCGTAGAGTTGATCTCTACGCCCTTATAGTAAATGTTAAATTTGGCTCTGGGACGCAGACTTTTTCACAAAAGCCCTCTTTTTTGCCCCACAAGGCGAATAAATTGCCTGTGCCACTCCTGCGCGGTGCGTTCGGACACATAAACCGCCATCGCAGCGCCCTGCAGGGTATGCGTCCGCTTCCAAAGAACCAAATCTATGAGCCGGAGTCGCTCCGCGCCGTCAACGAGCTGTTCCGTCTCTGCGATTGCATCCGCAACGGCAGCGCGCTCGGCCTTCGTCATCAGCCCGCCGCCCTTATAGCTGCGGATCATCCATTTTGCATAGGCCCACCAGCCGTATCGCGGCGTGCTCATCAGTAATGTTGCCTCCCTTCGCGCTTTGCGCGGTTCGCATCGTGCAGCGTCCGCATACAGCCCCTTGTTGTTGCATATCTCGCTGCGTCCTTCGATTGCTCCTGCTTGTATCTGTCCGCCTCCCGGCGGAACGCTATGTATCGGGCGCAGTCCGTGTGACAGCCGGTGTGCCTGTCCGCACAGCCTTTGCACGGAGCCTGCAATTGATCGTGTAATCAGGATCCGCACGCGCTCCGCCCGGCCCATCACAGCATCTCTATGTGCCGTCCATGCGCACGCCTCGCTGCAAAAATTGTATTTTGCTTTGTACTTCGATGGTGCGCGCATAAACGTTTTCCAGCAGGCATCGCACGTCAGCTGCATCGGCGGTCTTGGCGGCTTGCGCTTTGTCTTTCTGCCTGTCACATCTTCACCCCCTTGATGTACTTATCGAAATACGTCACGGCGACAGCCATCGCCGCCCACATATCCGCCGAGAAGCCGTAGAAGAAGCCGGGGTTCTTCTTTGTGCCCTTGCCGAAATTCGGCTGGCCGGGCGCGTAGCGGTCAACAAGCGCCTGCCGAATGTTTGCATCCTTTGCACTCAAGCTTCCGCAAAGATCAAGTTTTTCTTCGCGGCGGTAGATTTTTGTCTGATCCGCCGCCTTGCTGTTGTCTATTGCATATTGCCAAAATCGGCCGATCCAATAGCAGGTGTCAAATGTTTCTGCGCCTACGGCCATGCCCATTCCGGCAATCATTTCAATTGCCAAATCGTAGCCGGTCGGTGTGCTTTTGATCACGTCCAAAACAATCCGGTTCGGCTCTTTCCCAACTTTCAGCACGCGGCGAATTTCTTCGCCGTCGTGCTCAACCACCACATAGCCGGATTGCGTATTGCCGGGGTCAACCGCCAGTATCGTTCCCACGTTTTGCCCTCGCTTTCCAAAACATCCTCGCTTTCCAAAACATACTGTTGTAGATGTCGTATCGGTGTTGGATATCTGTACTCATGACTTCCGGTCGAAGGCGGGACCAGCTTTCATACAAACCGCATGGCTGCATCTCCGGGCATCCGCACCGGTAAATGCAGTTTGGCACCAACACGTCCGATATCTCCGGCTGAATCTCATGCAGCGCCGCTTTGAAATCCTCGGCATACGCGCGCGTCTCCGGGTCTGCCTGACTGCATAACCGCTTGCGCATGGAATCGATCAGGGCTTGTACGTTCGCTTCTCCCTCGAATATCACCGGCGCGTCCTGCGGGAGCTTGTCCCTCGGCGTTCCGGTCCGGTCTGTTCTCTGCGTCGCAATCCAACTCTTAATGCCTTGCCAAACCCACGATACCGAGATCCGCCGAATCGGCGAGTGTTCAGCAATCAGAATTCGGCGCTTAAAGTCCTCGCTCGGCTCATGCCCCAGAGGCCCTTTTCCGGAAGTGGCGCGGCAGGTGTCCACGACCTCCTGCCAGCTGCCCTTGATGTTTGTAATGTATGTGTTCATCCTCTAATCCTCATCTCTTGTGACGATTTTGCCGCATTTCCTGCATTTAACCGTTCTGCCTTGTGCTTCAAGCACCGATACGGATAAACGTAGTTCTTTCTGTATTCCAGGTTCTTGCAAGTCAAGCAGCAATCCTGCATCAGCTTCCCTCCTTTCGCACTACCGCGCGCAAAACGCAAACCTTTCATACTATCCGTTTCGCGCAATACGGGCAAAACTTATATTCTGCCGCTTCGCAGCAATCCATAAATGCACCGCAGGCGGTGCAGCATCCGTCAATGATCTGCGTGGTTTCCGCTTCCAATGCAAGATACGCTGCGCCGTTCCCTCCGTCCATCCGCGCCCCGCAGTTGGGGCAGTAGTTCGGCAGATTCCCGAACCATCCAATCAGCTCGCCGCATCGACTACATTTTTCAGCGTTGTTCACATCATCGGAAAGAAAATCATCTTTAATCCACTGCCCATGCACCACCTCCGCAACGTCGGCGGCGGGCATATCTGAGATGGATTGCAAGTTTTTTGCGCTGCACCCGTCCTGCATTAGTTTCATAAGTGCCGCTTCGCGGCTGATGTATTCGTCAGGCATGGTCGGCCTCCAATTTGCCTTTGTGTTTCTTCACGAGCTCCTTCGCGAGGTTCAAGCCGACGGCAGTATAGTCAAATTCGGAGTCCCCGATAGCCGGTTCAACGCATCCTTCCGTCCCGCCATATGTGCCATGATGCTGTGCGAAGTCACTTCCGTCCGGGAAACGCACTGCATAGCCGTCGTACAGGCGCTCTATCGTGCATTTGATTCCAAGATCGACGCAAAAATGGTACAACGCGCATATTTCAGTGTATTTTACCATCCTTCTTGTCCTCCTCTACACTCGACTTAAGCCATTCTTTGATTTGCATCGCGCAGGAGCAGCAAAGCTCAATATCAGGTGATTTCTCATGGAACGCGCTTCGTACGTTTACATACGTCGCAGAGCTTGTGGGGTTTATTTCCGCCCCGCAGCGGTCACATATTCGTTTCGTTGCCATCCTTCTTGCCCTCCATTTCCTGCAAAGCCTTCTCGGCTTCTTCGCGGGTTAAAAATACGGTTTTGCCGATGTCCTCTGGTCTGATCGTCCCGAGACCTAGCGTATTCAGCACAGTCCGCCCGTTCAGCGTGCTCACGTCCGATACGGTAAAACTATATACCCGCTTAACCGGGTGATTGCAGTACGTCCACAGTTCATCTCCCTGCCTGCACGGCAGCACCACCACACGCCCGTCCTTGTCGGCCTCGGCAAGCTCTACAAGCCTGCTGATTGGCGTATTGTTGAGCGTTTCGAGGTCTACCAAATGCTTTGCGGCCAGCGCAAGCTTAACCGTTTCTACTGCTTCCGGTTCAATCCCCGTGTTCTCGTCGGCTTTCAGCCGTCCGTACAGATCGCGGGCCATCTTGCGGAAAATATCCTTGCCAAAGCCGTTGCTCGTTGGACCGTTGATCATCACGTTGAGCGTGCTGTCCCGGCTCTGCTTCCAGTCGATTTCCTTGCCGCCGATCGCGGCGTGCAGAAATCGGTCGGTGCCCGGATCTACGTTGATATTAGGACTTGTCAGTCGTTCCATGTTTCTTCCTCCACATACCGCCAGCTCTGCGGCGGGCGTGTGATTGGCTTGGGTTTTACCTTGAGCGCTACCTCTACCTCATTTGGCACAGCGTAAAATTCCCGCAGTTCGCGCGGGGTGTCGTAAACTTTAAGATCATCGATCTGTATGCCGTATCCGTGCTCCGTGCCCAGATACTTGTATATGTCCTCGCGGGTGATGCAGGCATCCACCGTCACCCATTTGGGCATCATGCAAAGCGGGTAGACCGTGCCGATCTTATTGCAAGTAAATTCCGCAACGACTTTCCCGTTTGCGGCCTCATATCCAAACGCCTCCGCCTGTTCGCGCTCATAGGCCGATTCCGCCGTAATAGCCGGTGCCCCTGCGTTGGCTTTCACCATGAGCGCCCCCTTTCCGCCTGCGGTACAGTAGATATAGCACTTAAACGGCACACCGCACTTCGGCGCGGTCTTGCGGATTTCAACCGTTTTACTCCTGTTCAGGATCTTCCTCACCCACTCCGGGCGAATGCTGATCAAAACAGCTTTACTCATGCTTGCCTCCTCCCTCCGGTGCTCCCGGCAATCCTAATTTCATAAAACACCCCCAAAATGTTTTTGCCTTTTTTCCGCTTCTGTGCCCGAACAGTGGCTTCTCTCCGATTGCTTCCCACACTTTTTTAGCCTCAATCTGCACCTCCGACCACTTGAAGATCAAAACCCCATCCGGTTTCAAAACACGCATACACTCACGAAAACCATCATGCAGCATCTGCGGCCAGTTTTCGCTTAGCACACCGTATTTCTTCCGCATCCACGAGTTTTCACCTGCACGCTCCAAATGTGGAGGATCGAAGATCACAAGCGTGAATGTATCATCTTCGAACGGAAGATCCGTGAAATCACATTGTATATCAGGGGCTATCACACATTGCCGCTCAGAATCATTCTTCGTGCTTTTCCAGATTCCAGTGTATGATTCGCGCCTGCTATCGCAATACACTGCGGCCGGATGTGTTTTGTTGAACCAGATCGTGCGGGAACCGCACGTAACATCAAGAATTTTCTTTTCCATTGTGTTCCTCCGGCACTTCCGGCAGCGGCATCCAGTGGGTGACTATACTGCCGAGGCAGTCCCGCATAGCTATTCCGTCATATCTTCTCCATGTATCCGCGCTCGTGCGGTACGCCTCGCCGACAAATACGCCGTCCGTAGCAAGGACGCGTTTTCCCGGTTCCGGCCTCCGTTCCTCCACGCTGATCCACTGCGGCACCTTCTCCCGCAGCGCCGCGTTCTCGGCGGTCAGGCGCTCGATTGCGTTAGCTGCCGCAAACTCGATGTATTCCCGCCGATCTTGGATTTCTCCGACCTTGCAGTTTTCGCACGCGTCGTCGTGTCCAAGCCCCTTCGCGCAGCACCGCAGCGCCTGCGCGATTTTCTCGTCTTTCATATATCCTCCATTCCTCCCCACTGTTCCGCCATCGCCTTTGCGATTCCGGGGAATGTCTTTGCACGGTTTTTGGCCCTATCCGTGGTAAACATACCTTTATGCTGTTCCCCATGCTTATGGCTATAGCTTCCGCTTGGGCACCATGTAGCGACCGGCTCAACAACATTTGTAGGCTCTAATGGTGGAAGATTTCTCAGCCAAAGGCATGTTTTTTTAGTGTACGGATGCCCAAATTGATACGGCTGGATGATTTGCGAGTATTCCGGCATTACAAAAACCTTGCTCGGTACAGGATTCTCGACCGCCACAAGCGGTATATTCGCACGATAAAACTCCATAAAGAAGTCACGTGCCTTTATTCCGAACATTACCCTGTCCGCTTGCAGTTGATGCCCTTTCCACAAGTGCCGCGCGCCTGCATTGCTGAGGTATGTGCACGGCGGGTGTGCGATCAGCAAATCCCAAGTAACAATATGCGTTGCGCCGTCCATTGTGGTAATAACTCCAGTCGGTCTATTGACAACATCCACAGCATCGCCTAAGATGTGCCACTCCGGGTGTCCGCCGGACGGTTCTTGTATATCGCAGGAGTACGCCTCATGTCCAAGCGCACGGAATGCCTTGCAGACTTCCTGCGATTCTTCGCAGGCTACGAGAACCTTCACTTTTCATCCCTCCTTGTTTTCCGCAAGCATTCGCTCGACCGCCTCCAGCTGGAACACATCAAGTTCGTCCCCGTGGCGCTGCACGCCTTGCTGCAATCGGGCAGCGCCCTTTGACACCGGCCCCATCACTCTGTCCACGGCTGCACGTTCCAGTGGATTCAGTTCGTCGTGGTGTCCCTGCACACCGTAGCCGGGCTTTGCAGCGCGGCCAAGCGACGCAGGGCGTGTGCTGGCCTCTTTCAGCCAGTCAAACACGATCCCCTTGTAATTTGCGGCCATAGAGCGGGTTATCACGTCGATCATGGCTTCCTCGCCGTATTCCTCCGCAGCCTTTGTGATCTGCGTAACAAGGCTTTGCAGGCCGACAGGCTTATACTCCTCCCGCCGTTCTCCCTTGTATGCCACCCATTTCTCAACGGATTCGCGCAGCGTGGGGGGAAGGGGGGAAAGAATACTGTCCATGTCCTTGTCCTTTTCCTTTGTCCTTTTCCTTTGTCCATAGCTTTTTTTGCTTTCCTCGGAAAGCATTTGCTTTTTTTGCTTTTCGTTGCTTTCGTCAAAAGCATTTGCTTTTTCGGATTCAGGCCGACCGCCCTGCTTTCCTGCCTCGCTTCTGGACGCGGAGACGGCTTTTTGCGCCGCTACGGATTCGTCAATGTCCCGTCGAATCGCAGGCCAAATGAAACGTTCACTCCCGCTGAACTCTGGCTCTGCTCCCGACTCGCGATAATCCATCGCGGCCAGCACCAAGCGCCCCACCTCAGCAGCACTGTACGCCTCGAAATAGCTCCTGTAACTCAGCCACAGCTTGACGTATTCCTTTTTATCTCCCATCCGTCAGCCCTCACTTTTCGGCTGACAGGTAATAAGCAGTTGATCGCGCCGGTCAACAAGTTTTGTCAGGACTTCGAGTTCTTCCACAGTCACGTTGTAAAAATTGATCTCATTCTCAACTTCCACGCAGCCTGTAACAAATTCCTCAATGCAAACATCAAAAAGCATCGCAGCGCCCTCCATCAGAACGGAAGCTCGCTTTCGTCGCCGATCTCCATCTGCGGCATATCCGGCGCAGAGAACGGAACCGGCGTTGTGCTCGGCAGCGGCTTGAACTCCGCAGAGGCCGGTGCAGCGGCAGAAGCATTCTGCCCGTCCCGCTTGCTGTCGCCGAAATAAACGCTTTCTGCGACGATCTCTGCCGTTTTGCGCTTGTTTCCGTCCTTGTCTTCCCAGTTGCGGATCTGCAAACGGCCAGACACGACGGCCATGCGACCCTTGGAGAAATACTTGCTGACAAAATCAGCTGTATTCCGCCATGCGACAACATCAATAAAATCCGTTTCCTTCTCCGCGCCCTGCGCCGCGAAATCGCGGTCGCAGGCAAGCGTGAAGGATGCAACAGAATTTCCGCTTTGCGTCTGCCGAAGCTCCGGGTCACGGGTCAGGCGGCCCATCATAACGATTTTATTCAGCACTCTTTTTCTCCTTTCCCTGCTTCTGTGCGCACGTCCAGCAGAGGCAGCGGCCAAACTTCTTGGCCGTCTGCTCCGCAATGCTCACGCCAGAATACGTATGTCCGTTGATCGTTTCGCCCACAATCTGCTGGCCGCAGACTGCGCAATTAAATGACATTGCAGATGTTTGCGGTGCTGTTTTCCTCGACTGCGCAGGCTGGCTTTTCGCTGTACGGCCCGTTTCCTTTGCATATTCGTCCGTGTCTGCGTCCTTCGTATCGTCGATTGCAAAAAGGCCGTTCAGTGCGTACTTGCGGGCGTAAGAGCTGGCCGTACCTGTTACCTGCGGCTCGTCCATGCCCTTCTTGCTTTCCGGCTCACGGGCAAAGCCATACGTCGTATACTCGCCCTCACCATCGGAAATCGTAGCTTTTGCCCTAACATAAATGCGGTTTCCGATCTCTACAATCTCGTCTGATATCATCAGAATGCAGCTCTGCGCCTGAAGCAGAGGCTTTACAGCCTCCAAAATGCTTTCGCAGGAACGGTAGTTGTAACCGCCGAAGCTATTCTTCTTGTCCTTCGGCGCTTTCAGCTGCGCCTGAATGGCATTCATCTTTTCTGTTAATTTCATTTGTTTTCCAAGTCCTCCTTCAGGTCATCAGTTTCGGGCGGTATCAGATCGCCCGGAATCTCCAGCGGGCAATAATACCCGCGTTTCTGCCACGCCGGAATCAATTCCCCGGTTCTCATACACTGCCGCCTGCTATACGTTTGCAGCAGTGGGCAAATATCGCATTCTATATGTCCGGCTGGAAAAAAGATTGATACCCGGCATTCGCACGGTATGTATATCTCTTCGGCGCGCGTCATTCAGCCTCCACAAATTCACCGTTTTTCAGGCAGTACCATGTATCGGCCTTGATCTTCTCGCCGTCAACGATTGCAGCCTTGACGGCAACAATCGGATACGTCTCTCCGTCCCATTCGCCGCGCTCGACACAGCAGATCGCGCAGCCAAGTGCGCCCATTGCTTTACACTCATATCCAGCTGCAAGAGCAACACCGGCTTTGCCCGTGGCGGAGGCCGCGCCCAGATTGCCCGTGGCGGAGGCCGCGCCCCGATCGCCCGTGGCATGATTCTCTTTTTCGGCGTTTGCGCGCTTGATCGCGTCCTCAAATCCGATTTGGTTTTTGATATATTCGATCTGCGCTTTCACGAGGCCGGGAACGCCAATCTCAGCTTTCAACGTCATTTTTTTCGCGACGATTTTGCTGTCATCCGATTCACGCTCGTCAGTTACTTCTTCGGCATCTGCTTCAAAATATCGGCTTTCGTTCGGTGCATAGTGGTTCAGCACATCAATCGGTTGTTCGCACGCGTGCAGGCCAGCCCTGCAAAGATGCGGCTCTCCATCAAAAACAGCGGCTTCGCCGAGCTTGTATTGAAACCCGCGGCACTTCATATCCTTATCCGTGCCTTTAAAAACTTTCATGTTGATCCTCCTGTTTCATCTTTCCCACCAGCCACAGCGGCGGGAACAAATAACGGTCTTCGTCCTCCGGCTCGTCCGGCTCGTACTCCGGCTCCGGAATGCTCAAGTACAGGTTTTCGCCGTCATATGCCATTCCGGCTCACCTCCTGGCGGATCAGCGCTTCACAGAAGCTCTGAACCGTAGAATAGCCCAGCTTTTTCAGAAGCCTGTCCAGCTTCTTAGCCTGATCATCCGTCAGGCGGAAATAATACCGGTTCACCTTCCGGCGCTTATCGCTGCGGTTCTTCGGCGCGTCCATCGCCTTGATCGCCGAAGCTGCCTCCGGAACAAGCTGCACGCCGTATTTCTCCGGGTGTTCGCATTGCGAAAGCAGAACCTTATTAAACTTCGGGTAGTCGGCCCGATGTACCGCGTCGACGCAGGCCTTTGCGCCGTGCCGGACGCGGGAATCCGTTAAACTTGACATAGTTCCCTTTCTGCCCTATAATGAGGGCGACAATCGTTTTCCTTTCGGCCTCTGTCGCGTTGCCGCGCGGCAGGGGTCATTTCTTTATGCCAGCCCGTACAACAGCGCGACGAGCGCGACGAAGCCGGTCACGACGCATTCATACGTCATTGCGGCTGTCCCTGCCATTGCGGCCAAGATCATCGCCGCGCCGCTCACCCAAAGGCACAGGCCCTTGACGATCCGCAGCGTCGCCTTGCGGGCCTCCAATTCCTCCCGCTGCCGTTCCCGGCGCTCCTCGGTCGTTTCCTCCGGCTCATACCCGAGCCGCTCTTCAAGATTCGTTCTCATTCTGTCAACTCCTTCATCCATACCGGGCTGTCCTCCCGGTTCACGCAGTAGCGCATGGTTTTCTTGAATTCCTCGCCTATTCCCTGCTGGCAGAGCGCGGCATAAAATATGTTCAGGATTCGCGCTGCAGCAGCGCTCAGTTCCAGCGCGCTGCCGGATAGCGCAGATACCGTTTTTTTGCCGTCAATGCCGATCTCGACGTGTAGCTTCCCGTTATCCATTGGTTCCCTCCTTCGTCTCCTGCATCCGCCTGACGAGCCGCGCCAGACGGGCGTTTTGTGTCACGAGCTTCTGCGCGTCCAAGTCCAGTCCCTTTCGCTTCAGCCCGTTTATGATCTGCGCCGTCTGGCACTCACAGACCAGCGCCGCCTCGATCAGATCATGCAGCTCCTGCCCGCTCAATGTGAGGGTGTAGGTCTTTTCCTTCCCCATGGGTCAGCCTCCCGCCTCCCGCACGTCGCACGTCAGGCGGAAAAGGCTCAAAAGCTCCTTGATCTTCATGGCCTTACCTCAACATCGACCGGGAATTCCGTGTGGAAGTACATCTTGTAGTGGTACGGGTCTGTGTGCGTCCCGGAAATGTCCTCTACCACGTAGAGGGTGTAGCCGTTCAAGTATATGTAATTCTTCTTGTACTCGCCGGGGCCAACCTTGCAGGTCACGACGAGCTCACTGCTTCCGTTGTTGGAAATGCTCATGTAACCCTCGGCCTCGAGGATGATCTTGTCTGTCCGGGCGTTGTATACGGTGATCCGGCGCTCGGATTCGAAATAATCCGCCTGCTTGCTGATGTTGGCATTGACCTTGTCTGCCTCCGAGCAGCCAGTCAACATGGCCGTAATCAGCAGTGCCAGCAGAGCCGCCGCAATCAGGGATACGACGGTGGTGGTGGTTTTGGCTTTTCTCATGGTGTTCAGTATCCTCCTTTGTTCCTCCTCATGCTCCGAGAAACCGCAAAAACGGCTCTCTCGGGATCTTTACTCTGTGCTTGCTTGTGCAGCAAACCGGGAAGCCCAGCTTTTCGGGCCGTTCCCTCGCCATCAAGCGAAGCCATTGCGGGGTACAGCCGAGTACCTGCGCCGCCTCGCTTGCGAGGATTGTGGGCTTTGACATTGCCCGGATATCATTGATGGTCAATGGCACTTCGTGCCCCTCCTTTTCCCCGGCTTCTGCAGCAGCGAATCGACCGAGACGCCGAAATAGTCTGCAATCGCTTTTACAGTGTCGATGCGCGGGGCAGCGTCCTTGCCTGCCCACTTTCCGATTGTGCCGTTGGCGATGCCGCACGCCTTTTCTACGGTCGCGATGTTCGTCTTGTGCTTCTCGCAGAGGCGCTTGACATTCTCATAAATCAAAAAAATCCCTCCAATCTGTTCGAATACTACTTGACAGAGGTTAGAAGATAGTCTAATATAGGCGTGTCAAGGCAATTAAATATCTTCTGAAAGTCCGTCTTGGTGAGGGGCTAGGTTTTTTGTGCCCTTCACACGTCTAAGTATAATAGCGAGTCAGCTATTTGCCAATAGCTAATTCGCTATTCGTGAGATTTTTTTATGATGTCTGAAAATGAAAAAATCGTAAGCAGAATAGATTCTCTTGCAAAATCCAAGGGAACCTCTATCGCCGAAATCGAACGCAGCGTCGGTTTTGGAAACGGGAAAATCGGAAAGTGGAAAAAAGCGCCAAAGAGCCCCCCGTTTGAAAGCCTGTTGGTAGTTGCAAACTATCTCGAAACAACAATCGCCTACTTGACCGGCGAAACCGATTCCCCGTCTGCGGGCATAAAAAAAGACCCCATCCCGAAGGATGAGGTCGAAGATAGCGAAACCGCAGAACTCCGTGAAATTTGGGGTTCTGCGGATAAGAGTGAGCGCCGTGATTTGCTCGAAATGGCACGTATGCTAAAGAACCGGAGAAAGCAGAATGGATGATGCAAGCAACCTTCCGTTTTCGGAAATCGAGTTGAGCAAAGACGAAAGAAAAATGCTTAAAGCGTTGGCAGATAGCAGAATATTTGCGACGGATGATATTTTCCAGACCGCAAATAGGCTAAAACATTTTGGACTTGCAAATCTGCACCCAATCCCCAGCAAAGATGGTGTCCCTGTGTTATCGTTTGGCGCGTCCTGCGCAATTGAAATAGAAGAACGCGGGAAGGACTACTTGGCGTATATTGATCAGCGGAAGAAGTCCACAAAGGCTAGTCGAATCCACGACCTAGTGATTGCAGTAATCTCATTCCTGCTCGGGACGCTTACGTCTGAACATTTCTGGAATTTCCTGAACAAATGTCTGTCAGGATCCGAGGGCTGAAGTCGCTGCAAACTGCTTTAAGCTTTTTTTCGCAGACAAGCACGATGTCGCCGCCTGGGCTGGCCGCGCCAATCGCGTGTTCGCACATCCGGCACGCTTCTCCGCACTCATCTTTTGTAGAAATTTCAGTCCTGATTCTGCACAACTGCAGCATAATATTATCGTACTTTTCCTTGCTCAGAAACATTGTTTCGCTCCTTCCACATTCTAATTAGTTCTCGTTTTTCCTCTGATGTAAGTTCCATTAAATACTGAAAGCCAATATCAGCGGGCGCAATTTCTTCACCCTTATTATAGCACAGATCACCCTGAACACAAGTCATTTTGCGTCCTCCTTCTCTAAACTCCCAAATTTCTGCATCTCTTTTTGTGCAGTTTTGACCTTGAGCCTGTAAAACTCTGGTGATAAAATTATAGTACATTACAAAACCGGAGGTTTGTTATATGCCAAAGGATACATATTTTGTAAGATGCCCGCGCTGCGGGGAGAATTTTGACGAGAAGTTGAAGTATTGTCCGCACTGTGACACGCCGAACCGGAAGATGATCTGCCGCTCCTGCGGCGCTCAGATCAACGCCAGTGAACGCGTTTGCAAGGTATGCGGCGCAAAAAACAGGAGAAAGACCGGCTCTTCGAGGAATTTTATTCTGATCGGAGTCACCGTATTGGCCGCTCTCGGCATCTTGTTCTTTCCGAAGCAGTCTAAGCAGGCGGATCAGCCGCCCGCACAGGCACAGGAGGCGGTTTCCCAGACGCCGGAAACGCCCGAACAGTCCATCGCGCAGGATGCACCTGAACAATCTTCGCAATCCTTCAACGTGGAAAAGCACTCCGGGACGTTGTTCGGCGGCGGGGCAGTCGAAATCACAATTCCGTCCGACTACATAGGCGAAGACGTCACGCAGGAGAAGCTTGACGCAAAAGTCGAGCAAGCAGACGGCTTTAAATCCGCCACGCTGAATGCAGACGGCTCCGTCACATATATCATGACGGAGGCCTGCCATAAAAAACTAATGCAGGATATGGCACAGCAGCTTGACAGCAGCCTTGCCGATATGGTAGGCTCCGAGGACTACCCGAACGTCACTGCGATTGATTCCTCCGATGACTACACAAAATTCACTGTCACGCTGTCTTCCGACACTGTAAACCTTCAGGAATCTCTCATGACCTTGGTGTTCTATATGAGCGGCGGCCTGTACCACTATTTCAGCACGGGTGAGCCGGTTGATAATATCAATGTCCGCTTTATAGATCAGTCCGGCAATCTCTTGCAGGAAGCAAATTCAAAGGATGTCAATCCAGATGCGCTCTCTTCTGACGTCAATTCCGACGTCAGCGAGGCAGACCCCCCTATGGAAACTACTTCTCCAGATCCTTCTCAGGGTAAGTCCGCTGGAAAATTCGTCGCAAGCAAGGATAGCGACAAATTCCACAAACCGAGTTGCCGATGGGCCAAAAAAATACTAAGTGAAAACGAAATCTGGTTCGATTCCTCTGACGACGCCATCGCCGCCGGATACGGCGCTTGCGGCACTTGCAATCCAAGATGATTCAGATCAATGCAGCACGCGCGGCCCCCGGCGTTCTTCCTGCTCCCGGCCTATGTCGGCGACGCAGGAAAAGAGCAGCGGCACGCCCTTGATGTAGTCCACGCTGACGCTGTGCACGTCTGTCAGCTTCGCGCCGTCGACCGTCACGTCGACCCGCCCATTGTTTACCCGGATGTTGATGCACTCCATATTTTTTCCTCCTGTCATTTATTATAGAACGATTGTTCTAAAAATCAACATGGTATTATAAACAAACAGACCGCGTTATTTTTGGGAATCAGGAATCCGATGGTGTACAGTTTATGGGACTGATGATTTGATATAATATTTGGTTTGCCCGGCCCCATCGTATCTGGAACATACGGTGGGGCCATTTCAACAGATGCCGGATTCAGGAACTATCTGCTACGTTTTCATTGTACCAGATAATGTTTGTAGGAAAAGCCCGATTTTTGCGTTTTCTTCTCATAGTTTGCGTTTTAACACGGAGAATGTAAGAAATAACAATACAATCTGCGATTGGAGGCGCACCAATGTCCGCAATACAGGAACTCGCGCCGTTTATCGGCGCGTATCACGGGAGAATCAGAAAAGCGAAAGATCAAAGCGGAATGACGCTGGAAGAGCTGTCGGAAAAGTCTGGAGTTTCCTTCTCCACCGTGAGCCGATTATATGCTGGAACACAAGCGGATCCACGACTTTATAACTCGGTCGCAATATGTAAAGCGCTTGGTCTGTCGCTCGACGAGCTGTTTGGCCTTGAAAATCCCGTCGGAAGCCCGGAAAAGCTGACCAAGCAGATCCATCATGTCGAGCTTGAAAACGCCAAGCTGGAGGCAGCAACAGCCCTACAGAGCGCGCAGATAAGGTCTACACATACAATGTGTTACGTTCTCGCCCTATTTTGTTTGCTGCTCTCATTTACCCTGATTGCCTGCCTTGTAACGGATGCGCAGATTCGGAACGCAGGCCTCATTCGCGATGGAGATTTGACCGTAACCGCATGGGCGTGTATCGCCCTGATCGTAGGTTCAGTTCTGGCTTCGGCAATTACTTTCTACGCGATCCGAAAAGAACGTGGAGGGAAACATGGAGTGCATCAGGTGTAAAAAAGAAATCCCAGACGGCGCGCCCTACTGTTGCTGGTGCGGTAAAAAACAGGAAGCGCAGCGCAATCGGACGCGCGGAAACGGGCAGGGAAACGCCTACCAGCGTGGGAAAACGTGGACTGCCCGGTGGACTGAAAAGACGTACCTTGACGAAAACGACAAACTCCATCAAAAGATGAAGACAAAGGGAGGCTTTACGTCAAAGCGTGCCGCGCTCCAATATGCAGCAAACCCTCCGAAGGAAGAGCAGCGAATCCCCACTCTCAGAGAATACTACAAAACATATCTGCGTGGGGATTATCTATACTTATCGGCTGATCGTCAGGGAGCGGCGGAAAAGGCTTTCGAGCGCATGAGAGAAATCGCCGACCGTGAGATCGACGCGCTTACCATCGCGCAGATACAGGATGTCATCGACCGCAACGCCAGCACCTATTACACGCGGAAAGATATGAAAACCGTCCTCTCCCACTGTTATAACCTCGCAATCGCAGAAAAGCAAACAACCGTGAATCTTGCAAAGTACATAAAGCTTCCGGAATTGGAAGAGAAGTCGCCGGAACCGTTTACCGACGCCGACGTAAAAAAGCTATGGGAAGCGTATGCAAAAGACCACTTCATTGGGTTTATTTTAACGATGATTTATACCGGCATGATGCCCGGTGAGCTTCTGAAACTCAAGAAAGATATGATTGACTTTGAAAAGAATGAGATCGTCCGAGGCGGCATAAAGACAAAGAAGCGGAAGGAAACGCCTATGGTCTTCCCGGATTTCGTTGCGCCGGTGCTGCATGAACTATGCGAAGAAAGCAAATCGCGCGTCGGAAATATCTGCTGCATAAACAAAGATAATTTTTACAAGAGATATTATGAGTGTTTGGAGATTGCCGGAGTGCAAAAGCTACCACCTTACTCATGCCGCCATACAACCGCTACAGCCCTCGCGATGAAAAACATTGACCCGTTTACGATCAAGGAAATCATGCGCCACACAAAGATAACGACTACCCAACGGTACGTACACCCAGACATGAAAGGCATGGTCGATGCCGTAAATCAGTTGCAAAACGACTCGCCAGAGTGAATTCTGTATGCTACAAAATATGTTACAAATACCAATTTCCCCAGTGTTTTCAATGGTTTTTTCTCCCCTGCTAAGGGAGTAGGCGTCTAAAAAGCGCGCGAGAGTTCAAATCTCTCCTTCCGCGCCAGAAAAACCTTGAAAACATCTGTTTTCAAGGTTTTTCTTTTATCAATTTTCCGCTGCTTCAAGCGGTTCGGGCGTCCAGAATTCCGTGTGGCGGCTGCTTTGGCCGGGGTGCGAGTCCCGCAAGCTCTACGGCGATCATCTTCCCACGGAACACGTGCTTGCCCGCCAGCTGTGCGGTGCCGCCGCAGCCGCAGCCCTTTGTTTTTTGCGCGCAGGCAAGTTCTGTGGCAGTATAAACAAAACGTTCAGAAGGACGGGATCAGAATGCCGGTGACAATCCTTGCGGCGATTCTGCTGATGGCCGCATATTTTCTCGTTTTGTACGGCGGCGTCGGCTTTATTCAGGATAAGCGGTTCTTTTCCTCCGCACCGAAGGAGAATCTGGACGCGATCCCGGACAAAAAAGAGCGGTTCCGCGGGGCGCACATCATCGGCTGGATCATAGAGGGGATCGCGGTCCTGCTGTTTCTGGCCGCAGCCGTTCTTGCCGCGTGGGCCGGGATCCAAAGCGGCTTTGGATTTTTCCGCTTCTTTGGCCGGTATCTTATCATGCTCTATTGCATGGAGCTCTACGATATTCTCTTTTTCGACTGGTTCCTGCTCTGCCATTCAAACTTCTTCCCGCATTTTTATCCCGAGCTGAAGGGCATCGTAGGGCCGCATATGTTCGGCTACAATAAAAGGACGCACATCCTGCACTTCCTGCTCTATATCCCCCTCTGCGCCGTGATCGCAGGGATCTGCATGATTTTTTAAACACCCCTGCGCCGCCCTGTCATACCGGCGATTCGCCGGTATGTTTCTCGCAACTTTTCTGCACCTTCCGCTTGACAAGCAGGAATATCTGTGGTAATATATTCGAGCAGTTGAAAGACTGCAAACGCGCGAGTGGTGGAATTGGCAGACTCGCTAGATTCAGGTTCTAGTGTCCACTCCGGACGTGCGGGTTCAAGTCCCGCCTCGCGCACCATGATTGCCGAACACTATAGATGAAATGGCAAAAAAGCCAGTCATCTCAAGGGGTTCGGCAATTTTTTATTCTCAAAATTCTTTGGTAACTCCATAGATGAAATCG